GTACCTGTGGCGACATCCGTGGTACGAATGGTAACGGCTGCGAACTTCGGAGTGAAGCCAATCTCACCGGGACCCTTTGCGTTGGTGAGAGAGGGGAGCTTGAATTGCGACATGTCGATACCCTGCTTGGTCACCTGTGCAGCTTGCGACTTGAGAGTATCGGTCATCTGCTCTGCACCCTTGAGTGCGGTACCCAGGTCTTCGGCAGTGATACCTGCATCAAGGTTGAGCGCCTTGAGAGCAGGCTCGTAGTAGTCCGACCTTAGGGTCTCTGCATTGGCCTTGAGTGCTTCGTCCCTGGTCTGCTGGAAAGGCTTGATAGCCTCTTCATAGGTGGCACGTGCTCGCTGATCTGACTCAGACTTCTTGGTCAAGGCGGTGCGGTAGGCTACCACCTCAGGAATGTCACTCGTCTTGAGCAGTTCCTCAGACTGTGTGACGGTGTTGGTGTAGCGACGAATGGTATCGTAGAAACCTCGCAGCATCTCCAAACCCTGGCTCAGCATGGATGCACTGAGCTTGTGAACTGGATTGGGGGAATCCGCGAGAGCACTGGGGATGGTCGGGATGTCGGTCTCTGATGGGACGGACGTGGGAGCAGTCATCGTAATGACCTTTCGACTTGAGAGACGCACTGGCCGGATCACTCCGCGTTGTCTGTCTCTGTGTTCCTGATCTATGTACAACTGTACCCGCGTCAACCTACCTATGCAACCCTATCCGGCCATCCTAAGATACATCACCCATTTGAGTATCCTAGCATCATGAGGTACACATAGCGAAGAGTCACACCCATGCACATACTTGACCCGGTTGCTTGGTTCGCCACGCACAGCCACATGCACATACTTGACCCGGTTTGGTTTGGTTGATGCGGTTCCCGGTGGTTAGCCGGTTGCGCCCTGTCGGTTACTTGTTCTTGCGTGGCCAATAGGTGAGCGCGAGACATAGCGCGCTGCCGATGATGAGTGATGATGCGACGATCTGATCTGTGATGTACATGTGAGCATCCTTACGTGTGACTAGTAGGGTGAGATAACCCACAGTGACTAGCGCGCTACCCTGTGTGAAGGGCTGAGTTCAATTCTGCCGGACTATTGGGACACTGCCCTTGTGATCCCCTTGCACCCGGTGTTGCGTGGCCCAGCGTGGAAGCTGGCTACTGCCCTTCCTCAATCTCGACCGATGCAACGCTCACATCGGTCACATTGAAGTCGGAATCGAACGGATCGAACGATGTCACATACTCTTCAATCGCCCAATGGCGCAGCGACTGCCTGAGGAAGTCGATGTCACCGATGCGCTGCCGACGTTCCGCGCCGACTGTCATGTTGAGCGTCAACGTGAACGTGATGTCAGTCGAGTTGTCCAGCGGCGGAACGTCCTTACCGCTGACACGTGACAGTGTCTCCATTGCCTGTTCATAGACTGAGCACCATTCACCATGGATCGCATAGTCATGAGCGACCTGCTGGACATGAGCTATCTCGATCATTTCGTGCTCGACCTTATGGCGCATGATGTCGAGCTCAGCTTGCATCGTGCTGACCTGGTTCATGTGCCACTGGTTCACGGTTCCCTGTGCTGGGAACTCACTACCGGGTGACCACGTCACCCAGCATTCATCACACGTGAACGTGTCACAGTGTGCGCCATCCTCGCCGGTGAACTCACCGCGTGAACGAGTAGTGCAGTAGTTCGGAGTCCATCCTCCCTGTTCGGTCCGGTGGGCAACCATCCTGCCGGAACTCAGCAGGTGAATGGTCCTGTCACCCCATAGAAAGGTCGCCAGGATGGTAAGCGCATTGCTAATTGCAGACGTCATTAGCTACTCCCATAGCTAGGGGAGTAGCGCGCTAATCACTGTGAAGTTATTCCATAGATGAGAGGCATCGGGCCTGCCCTCTGTGATCTCTCATCCGTACTGCGACTACGTCTAGTACATCGTTAACGATCATGAGATCGTTACGCCACGATAGGGTGAACGTTAGGTGACGTATCGAAGACAGGGTATGTGCTCATGTCAGGATGTCATGACATACGCATGTCGTGTCGTGAATTTGTGGAGCCGGTTGGTTATTATGGTTAACCCTGACGGGGCTAGTCACCAACACCTTCTATACTAGTAACCAACCCTCTTGAAATCATATCGTGAATGTGCTACTCTACTAGCATGGAGAATCCGTACCGTCAAGCACGCATCAACGCAAACATGACTCAGAAGGAAGTAGCGAGTACCATAGGTGTCACACCTCAGACCGTACTCATGGTGGAGCAGGGTCTCTTCAACGTACCACCAACAGCCATAGAATCCATCTTCCCTAACAGACGCGACTCCTACATAGAGTGGAGAACCCACACCCGTTACCATCACAGCCAACAATGGGAACCGAACTATAAAAGCCAAGCATGGCTTGATTTCAGGCAGAGCATTAGCCCATCATTCAAAGGGTTCTGTGTACAGTTGTGTTTTCAGCCCAGCCTACTCAGGGAGTTTGAGACGAAGTGGTATAGCCGTGACCTCTTGATAGAAGCCTTATTAGAGGCTAATATCTACCCTAGTTACGCAGACAGCATCACGGAGCGGAACCGGGTCTTAAGAGGCGGGATTGAACCTTGGGCATCATCAACGAAACAGACCGTGCCCTAGAGGGGCCGCTTCACACCGTCTATAAGCCTGCGCCGTCATCATCGAAACCGCTCTATGCACCTCCCGGCGTGCCGAGGCAGTTGTTCATTGATGTGGTTCGGGCTGCTTGTTTGATTCACCGTGTGACAGGTGGGGACCGGTCCAACTCAGAGTGGCTTGATCCTAAGGCGATCAAGACTTACCTACCTACCAGGGTACCTATCGCCACCGTTGAGAAGATCACAAGGTCAACTAACTTTCAACAGGCGCTGATCCTTAGGGGCGTGACCTCACCAGCAGACGGCATCCTAACAGGGGAGCAACTCCGGGGTCTAGCCGCCCTGTCGGATGTGACAACCCACCTGTCACTTGAATCCAGATTGAAACGAGCAGACATCCCTAAGTACAAGTGGGATGCCTGGATGAACAATACCGTGTTTAGGGCGGCACATGACAAGATCGCACACGATATCTTCGTGGCAGCACAGTCATCTATTGACACCCAGGTAGTGTCGGGTGCCCTGTCGGGTAAGTTGGAGTTCATCAAGTACTACAACGAGATCACCGGCAGATATTCCCCAGGTCGTCGCGCTCATGCAGATGTCCAGAGTATCCTGAACGATATCATCGAAATCGTTACCAGGAACGTTAAGGACCCGAAGGCGCTACAGGCTATCAGCGCTGAGCTATCAGCATCGGTGGCGAAGCTCGGATGAAGCATACCAAGACACGTCCTGCACCATTGTTCTGGTTCATTAACTATGTCACCCAGAATCGTGGTGATGTCATGTCAGAAGCCTGGATGGTGTCTAGCTACTTTCGGTGGTATCCCTATGATCGGTATGGGAAGCTCGGATGACAGGACCATACTTCACACCTAAGTTGGGGCTCTTAGTCCCCGATGTTGATAGTGAGATTGATTCAGCACGGTCTAATTGGGACCGACTTGATGAGACACAAGGTGTTATTTGGGTAGCACCTGATGTCGTCCCATCAAACGATCAGTTATATGAAGGTGCCATCATAGCTGAGACCACTACCGGTAAGGTGTGGCGGGCTGAGAAAGACCTCAACGGTAACCTTATCAGAAAGTGGATCAAATATCCCTGGATGATTGCAGCTAGTGCAGCAGGTGCTATCACCTCTACCGCAGTAGCTGAGAACGAACTAGGATATACCACCGTTAGTACTCTTGATTCAGTCAACGCTAACAGAAATGATCTAGTTGACGGTAGAGCTATAGCTCCTGTCAAAGGCATCTATGCTGGCGTAGACATCATGCGCTGGGAGGCAACAGGTAGTACTGCTGGTGGGTTGCGTTCTCACCGTATGAAGATCAACTCTACTACCTATCCAGAAGAGACAGAGACACTTGAAGCACCTGGTCGCCTTAATCAGGCTTTTAATATATGCTTCTTCACGTTTGTTCTTAATGCAGGTGATGGTGTCTCTGCTACTGTCTGGCAGAACTCAGCAGGATCACAACCTAATACCACTCACCGTTTGACTATGGCACTCGTGAGGCCGTTGTGAGTAAGGACCTGACTCCGAGAATCCATCTCATCAAAGAGTCTGATGATGAGATCATTGATCCGTTTGCCTATAACTGGCCGTTGGTAGACGCAGCTGTCGGAGCTAAGATGGTGGCGGCAGGTGTTACGCCACCTAACAGTGAGCTATTTGATGGTTGTATAGTAAGTGAAGCCACGACAGGTAAGTCTTGGATTGCTAGGGCAGATGGAGCAGGTGGATATACTAAGAAGTGGCTGACATACCCTTGGCAGCTATATGGGATTGCTACCGCTGTCCCTATTGCTAACAGCTTCTCTCCATCTCTTTATGCTAGCCTGGTGTACTCAGCGGGTCAGAGCATCAATGCTAGTGCTGCTGACGTTGTATCAGGTCAGTTGGTCCTTCCTGTAGATGGCATCTACGAATTGGACCTGTCGGTTAGGTGGGCTGCTGCTTCATCAACAGGTAGCGACAGATCAGCAGCCATCAGCATTAACTCTGACATCAGTGCAGCAGAGAGAAGTAAGTCAGAGAGCATGATACCAAACAGTGCTACTAACGTCAGCACAATCACTACCTGCTCTACATTCAGACCACTAGCTGCTGGCACTACCGTAGCTACTTCTCAATGGCAGAGTATTGGCGTTACTCTTAACGCTGATTATTCTCTTCGAGCGGCATTGGTGATACCACTATGACACCTACATCATCACCTCGTCTTGGTCTGGTAGTAGACACGTTAGATGAAACAGACATCAATCCCAATCAACCTAACTGGAATCGTGTCGATTATGCTACCGGTTTCACTCATACCAAGAATGGTGTACCTGTCGATCCAGCTAAACTATTCGATGGGCAGCTGGTAGCTGAGACAGACACTGGTATCAGTTGGATATTCTCTGGCTCTACTAAGAGGTATCAGAATTATCCCTACCTGTGTAAGATGACTGCCAACCATTCTAGCGGGTTCGCTAACAATGTTACCACAGATAACGGTTGGCAGGCAGTAGATGTAGCGCATAGCGTTAATGCTACTGCTGCGGATAGAGATACAGCATCAGGTGGATGGCTGGTACCTGTCAAAGCTCTGTACTGCATGGAGTGGACTACCAGGTGGGCTACAGGTACTACAGGCATCAGAACTCAAGGTGTAAGTATCAATGCCGTACGTCAGACTCAGTGGGAGAAGGTAGTTAACGGTATCTCGAACATCTACTCAACCATCAATATGGGTAAGATGCTAGTCTGGTTGAATGCCGGTGATCTGATTCGACCATATTATGCCCAGAACAGTGGTGGTATCCTCACTTGTACCTCAACCTTCCGAGCTAGACTGATTAGGCCACTGATATGACAACTCCTGGTAGAACTTCACCTGATGTAGAACCTGACCAGCGTGCTGTACTAGCTTTCCATCGGAATGATGATCTCGATGCACGACCTGAATCCCATCACCATTCAATAGGTCAGGGCAGATCACAAGCCTCGCCAGGTAACCACATTCATGATGGTACCTTGAGTTCGACTCTCCTATCGACTACCATTACTGGCTCGCGGGCTAATAACATGGCCAGTATTATGGATCAACTCTTGAACGAGTTGACGAAGATAGGACTAACCAATGGCACCACCCCGTAAGCGTAAGGGTGACGAAGAAGAACCACCAGACCGCGATGAGATGATCGCAGCCCTGTCGAAAGCATTCATGCGGCAGGCTACTGAACCTAACATGCACGCTTATCTACCTCACACTAAGCAGCGCATGTTTCATGAAGCAATAGAAACGGTGAGGCTCTACATTGGTGGAAACCGGTCGGGTAAGTCGGTTGGCGGCGTTATCGAAGATTTGTGGTGGGTCACAGGTAGGCACCCATATCGTAAGATTCCCGACAAGACAATCCACGGTCGAGTTCTTGGGGTTGATTTCATCAACGGGGTACAAGGTATTCTCTTGCCTATCTTCAAAAGATGGATCGTACCAAGTGACCTTATTGACGGATCATGGGAAAGAAGTTGGTCTCTGTCCGAACGAACCCTTACCTTGGCCAACGGTAACGAGATCGACTTCAAGTCATACGATCAAGACCTCGACAAACACGCCGGTACGTCCCGCGACTTTATCCACTTTGACGAGGAACCACCTAAGAGGATTTTTGAAGAAAACCTAGTCCGTACTATTGACGTAGGTGGTTCTGTCTGGATCACTATGACGCCTGTCCAGGGCTTGACCTGGACCTATAATACCTTGTACCTTCCAGGTAAATCGGGAGAGCGAGAAGACCTCAAGATCATTGAGGTAGATATGGCAGACAACCCATATCTCTCAGTCAAGGAAAAAATGACGGCCCTCGCCTTCCTTGACGATGATGAGAGGGCAAAGCGTGAACACGGTAAGTTTGTTCCTCGTGGTGGCCTTGTGTACCCTGACTTTATGGCAAGTGTACATGGTACGTTGTCGGCATCCTGGCGACCCCCACGTAATTGGCTTATTTATCACAGTCTCGATCATGGCTATAATAATCCTACTGCTTCTCTACATCATGCCGTGTCTCCCGATGGAATGTCAGTCGTAACCTTTCATGAGATGTATGGGCGGGAAAAGATCGTACAGACATGGGCAAGGGAGATCATACAGTGGGAAGTAGACAACAACATAGATGTCTTCTTACGTACTGGCGACCCGGCTATGAAACAGCGACAGGCTCAATCTGGGAACTCTATCCAGACGTTGTATGCGGAAGAGGGTATATACTTCGCTCTCGACAGTGTACCCAGGAACGTCAGTGTTGGGGTAGACAAGATCAACACATACCTCAAGATGAGCAGTTCCACCCAAATGCCTTATTGGCAATGTACCTTAGGTTGTCCGAACCTCATCAAGGAGATGAAGTCATTACACTGGGACTATTACACTAGTCCTAAACTTGAGGATAGTAACAACTCACGTGAGACCATCCATAAGAAGGATGACCACGCACCTGACGCACTCCGATATTTCTTCACCTTCCTGCCTGAGCTATCCGCTATGGGCCTAGACATGATGCCTCCGCAGGTCCATGCTTTAGGTACAGAGGGAGCTATCGGCACGATATGGGACTACATCGAGAAGTATGGACCCGATTCTGGTTACCAGTCAGGTAATAACGGCAACTGGGATATCACCACAGGATACAACCTAATGGAGGTTGAATATGAGTAGCGACCGTTACCGTCTCATTGAACGGCAGTACCTTCCGCATCCTGGTGTCTGTGCCATCTGTGGTTCAAACCTGAGAGACTGTGTGGATTTTGGTATCGAGGTGGATTATTACGGTGCATTCATGCTATGTACCGAGTGTGTAGTAGAAGTAGTGAATGTTGATGAGGTCGGTCTCATGAGAAAGATCGACGCTGTGAAGTTGATGGAAGAGAACGACCTCATGAAGAGGCAACTCAGTGAAGTAGTGGATGCAATGGAGGACATGCAGAGTGGAATGGTCGCAGTCATTGATACTTATATCCATCGTGTTCGCAACCTTACTGTTGAGCCAGTGGTTGATGTACTGGTTCCAACAGAAGAACACCCGGAACACGTCGGAGCTAATATCACTCCTAAGGCATTCAGTTGATCTGTTGTCAGTAAAGGACCCTCTGACATATCAGGCTGTAGCATTCGACACATCGGCAGTGTTAGAATCCGACTACGATCCTTCGGATGAGGCTGAGATCGAACGTTTGAAGAAGCGAGGCTACAGTGACGGCTCCCTCTACGATGCTGCCACCTCCTTCCCAGGCGACCTCGACTCCGGGGAGTTTGAACGGATACGATCAGAAATCAACGGAGAGTACCACTAATCTACCGTCAGAGAAGGTAAGAGGACAGATCATAGGTTGGGTGAAAGAAGCCTATGAGAAGATGAAGACGGATCGGCAACGTATCCGTCGGTCCTGGGACATCAATCTCCAGATGTACTCAGGACAGCAGTATATCCAGGAGATCGGCGGTCCTGTAGGTATCGCCAAGATTGGTACGCCACCTTCACCACGACATCGTGAGAGGTCTACTACTAACCGTACTAGGCCCCTGGTGATGACCAACGTCACTAGGATGACCACACAGAAGCCTACTGTTACAGTGGTCCCTGCCTCTGGTGAGGACGATGATCTCTTCGCTGCACAGTCAGGTGAGGCTGTGTGGGAGTTCCTGTACCAGCACTGTGAGATCAAGTGGAAGCTAGAACGCATGGCGTTCTGGTGCTGTGTTACAGGTAATGGCTTCATCAAGACTTGGTACGATAAGAACTACATCGACAGGCAGCTTAAGAATGTCATGGGTCTGCCGACCACAGGTAACGTGGCTTTTGGTGTGGTGACTCCCTACAACCTGTTCGTCCCTGACCTTCTCGAAGAGGATATCGAGAACCAGCCACACGTCATCGAAGCGTACACCCGCCCTGTCGAGTGGGCAAACCGTTTCTTCAAGGGTAACTTTCAGGCTAGTACGGTAGCTAAGACGGAAATCTTCGAGTCTGCTTACTTCCAGAGCACTGGCTCAGATAATGCTGCACCTGATAGTGTGCTTATCACCGAGGCTTACATCAAGCCCGGATCATGTCCGTTCCTGAAAGAGGGCGGATTGGTTACCCTGGTGGGTGACCAGATGGTGAACTTTCAAGAGGGTATGCCATACTCACATGATGAGTACCCGTACTCTCACATCAAAGATCGCATGAATGGTAAGTTCTACGCTGACTCTACGTTGAACGATACCAACCCTTTGCAGATTGAGTACAACAAGACTCGTAATCAGATCATCGAGTCTAAGAATCGTATGGCCCGTCCTCAGTTGCTGGTACCTATCGGCACGATGGACCCTTCCAAGTACACCTCTGAGGCCGGTAAGCTGGTCTTCTATAAGCCTGCCTTAGGTAAGCCAGAACCACTACAGATTCAGCCTATTCCGAACTATGTCCTAGAGGAACTAGGACGCATCATCTCTGACATGGAAGATGTGTCAGGACAACACCAAGTGTCCAGGGGTATGGCTCCTGGTCAGGGTGTGGTAGCGGCGACAGCGATTGCGTACCTTCAAGAGAAGGACGAATCAATGTTGGCAACCTCCATGTCTAGCATGGAGCAGGCTATCACAAAGATCGCACGTCACGCGCTTACTCTAGTTGCAGACTTTTGGGACGTACCCCGAATCATCCGGGTCGCCGGTATGGATAGGGCGTTCGATAGCTTTGCTCTTAAGGGTAGTGACATAGCCAATGGGCTAGACGTGCGAGTAGAGCCGGGCTCATCCCTTCCTATGAGTAAGTCTGCTAGACAGGCTTTCTTGATGGACCTGTTCACGTCGGGGGCCATCACAGCACAACAGATGCTGGATATGATGGAGATGGGTTCGGTGAACGTCCTGGTTGACAGGATGCGCATTGATATGCGGTGTGCTCAGCGTGAGAACCTTCGGATGAAGAAGCTCACTCAGGAGCAGATCACCCAGTACAACATGGAACAGATGGAGAATGCCGTAGTTGGTGGGGAAGGTTCACGTGACCCCAACACCGGTATGCCAGTCATTGATCCTGTGAACGCAGCCACTTATCCACCGATGATTAAGGTGAATGACTGGGACAATCATGGGGTTCATATCACTACGCACAATAACTACCGCAAGTCACAAGAGTTTGAGATGCTCGATCCTATGGTTCAGGATCAATTCGCTAAGCATATCAAGCTACATGAGATGCGTGCTTACGCTGCCATGCTAAACCCGATGATGGGTCAAGCTATACAGGGTGCGCCTCCCGGTTCTATGGGTATGTCAGGTGATCCAACACAAGGACCGCCTGGTATGGAAGGTCAACCACCACAAGGTGGGGGTGGAGCACCTCCTAGTATGCCGGGAGCACCTCCTGGTGGAACACCACCATCACCTAATGGCGCACCACCACAAGGAATGTAGGGAGGTGAATCATGACTAACATCACTATGGTTCCCGGATACGGGATGGGTGCCACCGTCACTGATAGAAGGTGGACTCCTACTGATGTTGCGAGTCCTGCTACCGCTGCTGAGTTTGCAGCTACTCAGGACATCAGAACCCTTGATGCAGCATTGGCAACTATGAATGCTGCCTACTGGACAACTCTCAGGTTGAACCAGGAGAACATCTGGGACAAGTTGTTCTGGTTGCGTCAGCAGCCTGTCGTCCTGCCTCAGATGCCGTTCTAGCTCATCGTTACTCCCAGGGCTTACTGCCAGAGTAAGTACAGGAGCCTCCAGTAAGGAAGTTGTATGTCCGAGTTCGATAGTGGGTTCTCAGGTGATTCAGGACCTGGGTTGACTGCTGAATCCTTTGCTGGTGTTACTGGTCAGTCCAGTACAGGTGAAGCATTCAGCCCGGCTGCCACACCATCGCAGGAGTCGTCACAGACATCAGCACAGCCTCAGCAGTCAACCACAGGCACAACTCAAGCTGATAACCCCGCATGGGCACCTTTCCTTGAAGGTGTACCGGAACTGTTCCATGAGAAGTTGAAGCCTAGGCTTCGTGATTGGGACACTAACTATCGAGGACTCGAAACCAAGTACAACGAACTTGAGGGTAAGTATAAGCCTTTCCAGGCTTATGAAGGTGTCGATCCTCAGGTCGTAGGTTATGGCCTCAATCTTTACCAGCAGATTCAACAGGACCCTATGAGGGTGTATAACGCACTCTTGCAGCACGTTCAGCAGTTGGGTTTGTTGGAAGGCCAGCAGGCACCTGGACAACAGCAGGATGAGCAGCGTATTGACAAGGACCCTTACATTGCTCAACTGGAACAACGGCAAGCTGATCTTGACCAGCGGCAGTCACGTATGGACGAATATGTCCAACAGCAGATGTATGAGCGTCAGGTTAACACTTACCAGCAACAGATCGACTCACAGGTCCAGGAGCTAGTAAGTAAGTACGGTGCTGCTGTAGATGTTCAGGATGTCCTGGGACGTATGTTCAACCAGGTCAACCAGGGTAAGAACATCGACGCTAATGCTGCTTTTGAAGAACAGAAGGCCGTCTTCCAGAGGATGTACCAAGCTCAGAACTCAGGTAGACCTGCACCTACCATCATTCCTCCGACAGGCACGATTGCACCTAGTGGTGGCAAGCCTGTCAGTCAGATGAATGAAGAGGAACGTCAGGCACATCTGGTTCAGATGCTGAAGTTCGTGAACTCATGATTCCTAACTGGAGGAAGTATGCCTGGCGCAAGTATGGCCACCCTTACGGGTGTGCTCAAGGAAGTGTACGACGGTAAGCTGCGTGAGCAGTTCAACAACGAAGTTGTGTTGTTGAAGCGTATCGCACGCAATGGTGGAGGTAGCACGATCTCCACCAACGTCGGTGGACGTTACGTGACGTTCCCGATTCATGTCTCACGTAACACCGGCATGGGTGGTCGTCGTGAGTATGAGAACCTGCCTGTGGCAGGTAACCAGGGTACGGCACCGGCACAGGTGAAGCTCAAGTACCTGTACGGTTCTGTTGCCCTGACTGGTCAGACCCTCAGGTTGGCCAACAAGGACCCGCAGACCTTCGTCGCGGGTATCGACCTTGAGATGAATGGTCTCAAGGATGACCTTGCAAAGGACTTGAACCGTCAGATTTATGGTGACGGAACAGGTGCTATCGCAACGGTGTCTACTGTGGGTGCCAACACCACTGCCACTGTCACCTCAGGCATCAACCTGTTGCAGGTTGGTGAACTGGTGGATGTGTTCGTGCCCGCTACCCTCGCGGCTGATGGTGCCCCTGCGGCGACAGGTGTCACCATCACGGATGTGAACACAGCAGCAGGTACCATCACTGTCTCTCCGTCCGTCACCTGGGCAGCAGGTCACGTCATCGTCCGTTCGGGAAGTGCCAACCGTGAGTGGACTGGCCTCAAGGCTATCGTCAACAACAGTGGCCTCCTGTATGGTGTCGATCCGGTCACCTATCCGATCTGGAAGTCGGTGGTGGATGCTAACGGTGGCACCAACCGTCCTCTCTCTGAGAGCGCGATGATCCGCAACGTACATGCGGTTCGCACCAATGGTGGAAAGACGACACTTCTGGTGTCTTCTCTCGGCGTTCAGCGTGCCTACTGGAACCTGTTGGTTCAGGCACGTAGGTTCTCGAACGTCAAGGAGTTCACAGGTGGCTACTCAGGTCTGGTCTTCACGACAGATCAGGGTGAAGTACCTATGGTCGCTGACATCGACTGCCCGTACAACACCATCTACGGCCTGTCGGAGAACAACCTCCGTCTGTTCCGTGATGCTGACTGGGAGTGGATGGACTACGACGGTAGCATGTGGGACAGGGTTCCCGGCTCCGTCGCTGGTACCATCAAGGATGCCTATGCGGCGACGATGTATCAGTACAGTGAACTCGGTACTGATCGTCGGAACGCTCACTTCGTGATGAAGGATATCACGGAGAGCTAGGTCCCTTTCGGGAAGGTCATGTTCAGGGCTGGCGCGCACTGAACATGGCCTGCTAGACAGGGGCATACATGACAGAGGAACAGAAGAATAGGTTCTGGAAAGCATTCGAGGGGTTCAGACGTATCACCGTTTTTGCATTAGGTGTTGCAGTAGTGTTGTTTGCACTGATTGATCCTGATACACCTAACACTGTTGCCATGTTAGTCATCGGTATGGTGATGGTAGGTATTTTGCCAGTAGAGAATGTGATTGACCTGTTTCCAGCACGTAGAAGGAGAAATGATGGTAGGTAGCCTGACTGACAAGGAGTATGAAGAACTCGTCGCTACCTACGGTCCCGGCCTGTCCCTCAATGACATGCGCCGTAAGAAGTGGGCAGGTAATCTGGCCACTAGCATGAACGACCTTGAGAAGACGTACTACCCTGGTAATGACACACGCTCCCTGTCGGAAGAGAAGTTCATCGCCTATCAGACATATGGGAGCGTTAGTGACTCGCTCACAGATAACATTGACGATTACTACCAGTCTGGTGCTCCTGCTCCTGCTATCTCGATTGCGCAGCTATTTGCACAGTCAACATTCACAGTTGGACACAGAGGCTCAGGTGATGTTTGGCCGGAACACTCTCAGGTAGCCTATCAGGGTGCCTATGATATGGGTGCTCAAGCACTAGAGATGTCCATTCAGATAGGTGCTGAGGGTACTTGGTTCCATCTTCATGATGTAGGTGCGACTGGTCTGAATCGTACCACTAACAGGACTGGTGACCCTGCTCTGCTGACGAATGCACAGATTGACGCTACCACTCTGGTAGAGACTCAGCTGGGTAAGTTCTGGATCGACAATCCTCCTGCACTGCCCAAGTGGACAGATATGATGACTCTGTTCTTCAACAAGGTTGTCATCTTCTTGGAATCGAAGGACTATTCAGGTTCCGCAGTAGATAACATGCTTGCTACGTTGGAAGCAAACTACCCCAGATACAAAGAGAGTGTCATCTTCAAGAGTCATGTTGGCAACACTGCTGGGATGAACAAGGCAAAAGCACAGGGTATGAAAGTGTGGTGCTACGTTGACACCATTGCGAACCTGGCGGTCGCGTCGCAGTATGACTATATCGGTGTACCTGGCTCGGATACTGTTGGTGGCGGCATGTCTGATGCTGACATCGCTAGCTATGTGGCTACTGGTAAGCCGGTCCTAACATGGTCTCCTAGCAAACGTCAAGCTAGGAACAAGTACTTTGGACTAGGCATCAAGGGGATTGTCTCATCTCGTGAGCCTTACACTCGAACTAATGTGCCTAACCGCACCACAGATCAGTTTGCCACAAACAAGTGGGCAGCAGGTGACATTCCCTATGACAACACCAGAACCTTCAAGCTCACAGATGGAACAGCAGCACTTAATCAGACTGCCTCCAATCCTTCCGTGTGCATGGGTAGCATCTCCCCTGCTGGCAATCTCTTTACCATCGACTTCGATATGCAGTTCACACTTCTACCGACAACACTTACCCTACAAGCAGGGGTAGCCTTCTCCAAAGACATAGACGATAGGTACCAGTTCCAGTCTGCAACTATGGAGTCTGGTGGCTATCACTTCATCCAGCGTGCTGACGGTAACATGCAGCTGTATCGGCATGTTGCGAACTCGGCTACCAGTACCAGTATCGCTGGCCCTGTCGCTGCTGCTGCATGTGTAGCTGGTCAATGGATGCACTATCAGATTGAAGTCACCCTAACTCAGGTGATTGTCAAGAGAACAGATGGTGCAGGCTGGATACTGACAGCTACAGACAACACTCATCGTGGTACCTACTTTCATCTGTCGAGAGGTTACTCCATTGTAGGTGTAGATGGAGCAGGAACAGTGAGGTTCAAGAATATCGTGGTGGTGCAGAAATGACGATCAATCCGTTGTTAGGGGACAAGTACAAGTATGACGAGCAGACAGGAAGATTCGTCAATCAGCTTCATAAGCGGATCGCCACGGCTATCTTTGAATATGACCCTGAGCTTCGCCTTACCTGGATTGATCCACAAGATCGTATCGAAGGTGATGGGCGGCCATACGCAATCGTCCATATACATCCAGACGGGTCAGTTCAGTTCCTCTCCTACTGGCGAGAAGACCAAATTGACGAGCGTCTCCTAGAGTGGTGCTTCGAGAACGACTTTCGTAAGCATCATCCGAACGACATATTTGATCGCATGATGGCACGCAATGATGCCGTCAAGTTGGCAGAAGACGTGCGGATTCAGATGGAGACAGATGAACGCATGGATGTCTTGGCAACCATGATGAAGTCTCATCTCCATACGTACAACCACAAGGGGAAGAGGTATCGAAACTAATGCCACTTGGGGTAGCAACGAAGACGCTTGGAGATGTGATAGCCTATACCAAGCGTCAGTTTGGTGACGAGTCAGGTGTCCAGATCACTGATGCTGATATCACACGATGGACAAATCAAGGCTGCATGGAGATCGTCAACAAGAACCCTATGATTCAGGCTACGGCTAACCAGGATTCTGTGCAGTATCAGCAGACTTATCCTGTGCCTCCTGATATCATCCAGATTGAATCAGTCATGTTCGATGGCAACATCCTACAGCCGCGTAACTTTGAGAGGATCAGAGCAGAACTTGGGACTGCGAATACAACACAGCAAGGGACACCCGAGTTCTGGTATACGTGGGCCGATCTCATCTATCTATGGCCCGTACCTACAACAGTCAAGGTTATCTCGGTTAATTACAGCAAGACTCCTAGAGTGGTCACGTCTCCCGCTGATCTGTTGGAGCTACCTGACAGGTACTTCGATAGGGTATGCGAGTACGTCAATTCCAAAGCCTACGAGCTTGATGAGGATTGGCAGGGTCATCAGGTAAATCGTCAGAGCTTTGAGGATAAGCTCACCGAGGAAACCAATGCTCAGACCAACATGATCGGTGAGCTTTGGGTAGCCACTGACTCCGAGTATGAGTGGTAGACCATGACTGCACCGACACAGGAACAGACTGATAGGGCCACTAAGCTGGGGCCATTTACCGGTGGCTTGCACAACGCCTCAGGTACAGGTGAGTTCATTGAGAACGAGGAACTCTTTGATCTGACGAATCTTGAAGTAGATACCGACGGCTCACTTGTCAACCGTCCTCAGATCAATCAGTTCCTAGTCAGTGGTGTTGCACCAAACGGTAACGCCTGGCAGTTTATTGGTACATACTTGCCGTCTGACGGGCGTCAGTTCATTGTAGCGTATCTTCCAGCTGTCAATCTAGTTAAGTTGATTGATACTGCTACTAACACATTGAGCGCTGCTAGTGCTGTCACTAAAGCACTATGCTGTATCCAGTATGCCAACAAGCTCTACGTGATAGCCACTCCAGACAGTATCAATGGTGGTGGGTATTTTGATGTACCTACCCCTACAACTACCAGCTTCACAGCTGCTGCATCCATGCCTCGTGGAGAAGCAGTTACACAGTACAGAGAGCGTATCTGGATTGCCTGTGGTATGAGTTCAACCAGTAATACCTCTCGCTTCTTCTTCTCTGCTGTTGGTGATCCTACTACATGGGACGTAAATAACTACATTGACGTGGCTCCTGGCAACGGACAGAAGTTGGTGTCACTTGTCAGGCTAGGTCAGGACTTGGTGCTCTTTAAGGAGCACAGCACTCATAAGTTCACATACACCACTGATCCACGGAAAGCTGAACTCAATGAGATTGACGCTACCATTGGTGTCCCAGCTATTAACTGCAACGTGGTCTACAACAACAACACCATCTATGTTCTACATGATAATGCTGTGTACGAGCTATTCCAGTACACCTACACTCGCATCTCTGCGCTTCTCAACATGGCGCAAGACACCGACCTCGATCTCTTCGCCAAAGACCAATATGGACTTACCTTACATCGAGATAGGTTGTTCGTAAGGTACTTCAAGTACCTGTACGTATACTCCTTGCGTGTGAAGCGTTGGAGTAGGTGGGTATCCGACAGGAAGTTCTCACATCTAGTGGTGATTCCTAGTGCGACTGTTGGCCTTGATACTGCTTATACTACGAGCGCTTCTCAAGCTAAGCCAGCAGAAGCATACTCATTTCAAGATGTCAGAAATGTGAGCTACACAGGTAATCAGGTACCGACTGCACCAACTGTCATTGGTGTTGCTGACCTTAGTGTGACATCTACTACCCCGACATTCACACCTGCCACGGGTACAGCAGTAGGTGACTGGATGTATGTCTTCTGGACTAACACCACTACAGGTGGTGTAGCTACTACTGTGACACCTCCCGCTGGCTGGGATACAGTACTGCCACGTCAACTGTCTGGTGACTTGTTCCAAGGTACCGAGTACAGTATCTACAGAAAGAAGTTCGTATCAGGTGACACCACGTTTATCTTCACGGCTAGCCAATCCATTGTCAATAAGAGCAGCATCCTGACTGTTCGTAACACACCTGATGATCTTCCGGTGGTAGGCACACCTAATGGTGTCAATGCTGTAGCTGGCTCCATCACTGCTTTTGGTGTTCCGGTCACTAACAAGTCAATGGTACTGAACTTCTTCGGAGGTAAGAAGCCCGCAAATGTAGTGCTGAGCTACACAGTGTCAGGTGCTAGCAAGATTACATCAGTTCCAGTAGAAGGTACCAGTGTCCAGGGTTGGGAAGCACTTACCAATAGGGTGTTTACCAATGATGGCGTTGGTGAGAATGTTACTCTGACTTATACTCCAGCGGATACTAGTCCTGCTTTCGGTGTCAGTCTTGTCCTGCCTCCTATCATGGCTACCTCTCCTGTGAACGCAGAAGTATTTCAAGGTGTCATTCAGACCAAGACATATGACTTTGATATGCCACATGCGTACAAGGTTATTTGGTGGTGGGGTGTTGCACTAGCCACCTCAGGTAAGTTCAGTGGCACACTGATCATACCTAACGCCAACAGGAACCTGACATGGCGTGAGGCACAGGCTAAGTACGGTATCTACAGTGTGGCTATCGCAGCCGGGCAGCAGTGGGCGAGTAACACACCTGTCGTCATTCCAAGTACTATCTACCCCACCTTAGGTAGATACGCTAGAAAGTTCATCAAGATGCTTAGGAAGGTACGCTTCCGTCAAGTGTATTTTGTCCTTACTTTTGATGTGGTGACAAATGGGGGTATTGCTGACGCCTCCTTGAGGATATATGATCTAACGATCTTCATGAAGAAGAAGCAGACTGTTGTGAAGGAGACATCGTGATTAACCCACTGTCACGAAAGCCTGATGGGTTCAATCCTTATGCAGCAGGGGATAAGCGTTATGGTTTAGAGGGGCGTGCTAATGCTACCTCTGGACCTGTGTCCATGCAGGGTCAGCAGGGGTATGACCAGCGCGGACGTGAGCAGGCAGCGCGCCGACAGGCGGTGCTGCAACGTATGCAGGCTGCTCAGAACGGCAACTACATGGACGCTAACTATCTGCGGGGTGTGAAGTGAGTATCTCGTCGCGTGATATAGCAGAGGCAGCTGCCCGTAGAGGTGGTGGAGGTAGGACATCTCCGTCACGCAAAGCATGGCTAAAGCCAGGTGACGAATGGCACAGAAAAGGCTTTCAGTGGAACTCAGGTAACAACCCACCTCCTACTCGTACTAAGCGTAGTAGGGTGCCTGTACGTGGTCTTCCGTACACTAAAGAGCAGCCGTTCTTTAACCCCAAGGCACGGCTAGATACTTCTCAGGTAGAAGACAGACGAGCACAAGGTGATATTACAGGTGGAAACACCGGTCATAGAGCACCTTACAGAGGTAGAACTAGGCAGCAACCTATCCCATCTCCCAGGACTAGGCGATACTAATGGCTATGATGCTAGATTCTGGTTCCTACGGGGCTAAGGCTAAGCCTAAGTCCAACTACAAGTCTGTGACACCTATGCCTAACCCAGGCATCAAGTCAGCTGGCCCAGGTGGTAGGACCTACAATATCCCCAGTCAGGGATTTCAGGGTTCTCTCCAAAGCACAGCTAGGCCGAAGGTACCTAGCGCACCTGTTGCTACCTACAAGCCTAAGAGCTTTTGGGGTAGCGTTGGTAACGTTGCCAACAACTACGTCAACAGTCAGCCCTGGAACTCAGGTAACAGGTCGTCAGGTGGTGGTGGCGGATCATCTGGCGGAGATGGTT